CTCCTGAGTAGTACTTAGAGAGTTGGTGACGCCTTGCGCCCACCTCCGAAGAGGATTTGCAAGGAATCAGATGGAAAAGATGGTACAGAGAGCCTACCAACGAGTTGGAATCATCAGGTCGGGATGCTGGGTGGTCATCCAGCTTTTGTCCCGTTCCACAGAGTAAGCCACATTAGACGGATCGAACGTCCATTTAGAGAGGTAATTCTCAATGTGTAGTTGGTCGGTGATGTCAACACCGAACGTCCGCTCGAAGGACAGTCGAGCAACTTTGGTAACTGTCAATGGTAATGAGTCATAAACCACATCCAATTCATCATCTCTGAGGTGTAACGACTGCTTCACCCGGATCCGTAACCCGGGGTCCACATCCATGTGTCGTAAACCTTTGGAGAACCCACCTATGCGACGCAACGCGGTGGCGTATGATTGGATGATGGGGATACCAACGTTTAAGGCAAGTTCGCAGCTTCCGACAGCAGTGAGCATTTTCGGCACCAATCGTGGATTGTTCCAGTGCCTAGTCCCGGACGTACCATGGGACAATACTTTGCGCCAGTCGCGGACCATTTGCCATCCACGTGGTCCCTCTACCATGCGTGATTGACAGAATACAACTTTTTCAGGGGACGATGCCTGATTTTCGACTTTCACGACATGACCATACATTTTATAAACCCTGATGAGCTCCTCACAAAATGCCACAACATCTTGAGCTCTGAGGAGCGCGAGACAGTCATCACCGTCACCAAAAGGGGTCGATCTTTTAAAAGCTCGTAGAATATCCAGTAACATGCTAATACAAATGACACAGTTGCCCAATGCTGTGTTGAAATCACCACTGGCCCTAACTCCTTCCATGGAATAGGAAACACCTTTTCGGGTCTTACCCTTGTTCACAAGTTGGAATGCTAGGAGTCGCGCTAACTCATGATCATGGCAGCGCTTCTTATAGTAGCCGTGCTCTAATTTCAACAACAACTTCCGCATGTGCAGATCGAACCTAGACAGGTCAATACTAACACATACACAATCAGGGCCGACACAAACAAACTTCTCACGAATGATCCTAGCTCGTTCAAAAACGCCGTAACCCTTGGCAAAAACTGGCAATCCATATTGATCTTTCAATGCATAAACTGAATGCTCTAACGGTCTCAGGTACCTGGCAAGAACCAAATTTGCGACGGGTGATCGTGCTTGGATAACTCTGGCGTCGGGGTTGATCTTCTCGTCAGGGTTGAACTTTTCACTTTTGATGAAAGCACTAATCCTGAAATCCCGAGCGTCAGCAGGCCGCTGTTTCAAAACGTTGTAAGCCTGTTGATACAGTATCTTTCTGTGATCACAAAATGATTCTAATGTTCGTTCCAAGGTCCATGGGGAAACAGCATTCATTGGCATGTGTCTGTAGATCGCTCGACGCAACCTAACAACCCCTTCGGGCGTTGGCTCGTCGACCTCTGCTAGAACTCGGTTGTTCAAGGCAACGATCTGATTACAAGCACAATCTGCTGAAACGCATGGCAACCACAAACCTGGAATTTTAGGTACGACCCTATAATAATAACGTTGTTTGTCTCTATCACAATGTCCTCCGGCCCAGCCCACCGGCTCTCGCAGCCTTGCACCCGCAGCTTTAGGGACTAG